CATTAGCAAACTCCACAGGATTTTTGATAATATGTCTACCTAGGTCAAAAAAGTCTCGAGCCATTTGAGAATCTTTACTGAAAAATGTCCACATAGAATATACATCAGGCAGATGATTTTTGTCAAAACATTTGCGGTAAGTTCTATCAGTGACAATCTGTGCTCTATATGTATGAACCTTGTTGGCAATATACAGCTGGGAATTTTCAACATGATAATCAACCCAATGACTATAGTCCCGCATGAACAACATGTCAGCATCCAAGCACACAGTATGATCAAACGGAGTCAACTGATCCATCCAACTGCGACCATCCCAAAATGTTTCTTGATTCCATTCTATGACGTGATCAAACACCCACGGACTTTTTAACTTTTCAACTTTACTTTTGTTATCAATTACCAGAGCAACTTTGTCATAGCCTGGTTTCTGAGTGTTCTTGATGCTGAGCGCAAGAGCATAGGCCATGTTTAGGTAATCAACTGTATCATGTTCTGCAACTATCAACAGATATCCAAAATTCATATCATCTCCAATAGTTGTTGTTTGTGTCTTACAATGCTTTGTTTATTCATGATATGAATATCTAAATCACGTACAGCAGCAGCACAATATGTGTTGTCTAATTTATAGTCAACTAAAAATTTCAACGTGGATCCGTCGACTTCGTATAATATGTCTTTGTCTAAAGCCGATAAAATTGCCGGCAGTCTGCCTAAGGTAGTTTCTTCAAACCCATCTAACAGATGTTTAGCAACACTAAAGGCAATGTCGTTTCTGAACTGTCTGTGATCGAATCTAAAAACGTCAGCGTAGTACAGATAATTTTGTTTGACAAAATCCACAGTGTCAAAAAACAATTTGGAAGCAGGATTTTTAGTAAACATCACTGTTGTGGCCCAGTAGAGTTTTACTCCGGTTTCAGAAATATTAACATCAAGGTATCCCAATCTATTTTGGCTGTAAATGTCGTTGATAGATTCTCCTATCATAACGTCTTGGTCAACATCCCAATAGCTGTTGAGATTATCAGTAAGTATGAAATAGTCACTGTCAATCAATAGTGTGCGATCATATGGGGTTAGTGCCCAAGCCGAATGCCTGTTAGTGTTAGTGAACGGCACCATCTGACCGTCGATACCGTCTCTGAGAAATCGTTGATTGCCAGTTTTTGGTTTTTCAGTTAATATAATCTTGTCAAATACAGTGTTAGCTAAATCGAAGACTGAGCTCTGTTTCATCCACTCAACAGTGGTAGTATCAGTGACCAAACTCACTGGAACTGACAGATGTTTTTTGGCCAAGCCGCCGCTGATTATGCTGAGCAAAGCATAGTCTACTGTGCGATTGTTATGCGCATAGATCAAAATGCCTTTGGTCATGACTGTATTAGTTTTTCCACAGATCTGCTTTTTTTGATCTGCTGATATTGAGCAAAATATTCATTAGTGACTTCGAAATATCTACTGAATATTTCGTCGCAGAACGCCTGCACGTCACTGATCAATACGGGATTTTGATTTACATCAAGCAGCACCACATCTGTGAGTCTGCCCTTGACACACAGCATTTCTACAAAAGTCAGTAGATCTCTGTCAATGCGAAATATGCCGCCACTGTGGCCATAGTTGAGTTTGGCTTCAGATCTTTCTTTGAGGATTTTTTTCTGTATAGAAAAAGTCTGTTGATAATTGGCAAAATCCAAAGCTGCTTTCAGCTGCTGTTGCATACATTCTCCTAATATAAACTGCGTAGTTTATTTATAGGTGAATCAGCACCTGGAGAAATTAATTAACTGCCAGTCACTGCGCCTATGCCTAACGTGGGCTGCGATACCGTGAATACCGCGCTGCTAGGAACCATAATGCCGGTTGCATATCGTAGATTGCATGACACAGAGAGTGTGCCATCCACGACATCATCTGGAAGGTAATCTGCTGTGGTTGCAGGCTGTGGTCCTGGAGATATCGGGGCGATGCCTGGATCAACGTATCCGTCTGTAAATACCACACGAATTTCTCCGTAGGCTGCTGTGCCAGTGGAGTTATTAGCGACGTCAGTGACTCGAGCCTGTAACTGTATGTTGTTAGAACCATAAGGACTTGAGGCTGTGCCAGTATAGTACGTTTGAAATGTGCTGGTGCAACGATACCAATTTAGGCCATCACTAGGAGTGGTGCCTGTGCCGGGATTGTTTGCTCCGAAAGTCTGTGTGCCCATGGCTGTCAACAGATTCGACCATGATGTGTTTTGAGTGCTGGCAGCACCGCCGGTTCTGGATGAACTAACTCGTATCTGGCCGCCACTGTTGAAAAACCAACGAGCCTCATTGGCGCTGCCGAAATAAAAACCTATCAAACAACTCACAGAACCATTCCATGCAGTGGTTCGTGTCTGTGATATAGCAGCAGTAACTACACTTTCGCCTGCTGCTACTGTGAATCTGTTATTTGTAATATCATTCGCCCAGTCATCGTACTGCTTCTGTGGAACATCTAGTGTACCGGTGTCTGGTGTAAAGTTTGAGGTATATCTAATAGTGTTACCCTCAGCTACCTGAGCAGTGGTAGGATTAGAACCGTTGATGTGTTTGTAGGCGTTAATCACATCATATCGAAGATTGGCCCATTCGTTGATAGTGACTTTGGTACCTTCCGCTACCGCAGAACTGTTGATTCGTGCCTGTTGGCCCCATCCGAAATTGCCGGAACCACTACCTAAAATGGTTACCATCTTGTTTCTGATATCGTTGTAATCTGCTTGGAGTATCTTGCTATTAACAGCTGGCATAGGAATATTTACTTAATTAACTGGCAGAGATAGCAGAAAGTGAATACGTCGGGCTGGTCACCGTAAATGTTCCACTCGGCTGTAACTGTCCTGATGCTTTTAGTTCTTGTACAGAAATTGTCAAAGTTCCGTCAACACTATCCCCCGGAGCTGGTAATCCCAGATCAACATATGAATCTAAAAGAGTAATTCTAATCGAAATCTGTGTGGCTGTGCCTGAAGAATTATCAGATACGTTGCAACTGGCTTCCAATCTATAACTGTTTGCAGAATAAGGTGTGCTGAGACTGTTGGTATAAAATATTTGGTAGGAATTAGTCAGTGTATAAAAATTTACAGATGGGCCTGTATCAGCACCAAAAGACACAGTGCCTGCGCTGGCTAAAAAATTCTTCCAGGCGTTTACTTGAGGTGTGGCCGATCCGCCTGTGATTTGTGAAACTGCCCTGATTTTTCCACCGCTGTTGAAAAAATATCTTGCTTCTGTGGCAGTTGAAAATGTCACTGTTACTACTGTCTGCGCTTGTGTGCTCCATGAGCTGCTGTAGGTAACATTGCCTTTGGCAGCAATCACTGACTGGTTGCCGGCAATATTGAATCTATTTGCTATTGCCTGTTCCATTAGGATATCATAATTAGAGTTGGGGGAACTTACCCCATATCCTATAGGATCGCCTACATTTACTGTGGCTATCAGCGGCACAACTCCGTCTTGATGCAATCGGATATTGATAATATCATACCTTAGAGCATCCCATTGTGCTTTAGTTATAGTATTACCGATGAACACGTCAGCTGATTGCACAGTCTGACCGTATCCCCTGGTAACGGATCCAGTACCTAATATAGATTGGGCCTTGTCTTGAATAGTGACAAACTGAGACGCCCGTATGTTTGTACCTGAAGTCATTACAGTACCAAGGCCTCGATAACTTTTATGCCTTCGTCGTCATTGCTTTCTAACGCTACTGCAAAAACACCACTGGAATGAGGGACTGCGATCATTGCACATCCGTCATTTGTTGCAATTAAATCATCGCCTTTCTTTACACGACCTATAACTTTAACCGGTACACGCCCTTTTAGAGCAATGTAAATGCCGCCTTCTAAATCTTTATTCATCATAAATGCCGGGTTGATACTTACTACACCAATTGCTCGTTTGCCCCATGCACATGCAGTAACTTCTTTTTCGCCGCCAATCATAACAACTGTGCCAGTTTCATAGTCTGCATCGGCCAAGTATTTCTCTGCCAAGTCGGCATATCGAGCTGCTGTAGCTGTACCGTTGAAAATATTTGCAGTGATGTTACCACTAACGTCTCTACCTACTATACTATAAGCAGTGGCTGTGAGCCTTGCAGTTCTATAGTGTGTACTGACAGTACCATCAGACCATGTAGAGTCCGCTCGGGCATCTGTACGGTCAAGGAATGTTCTATCTACGTTGTCAGCTATACCTATAAATTGATTCGCTAATATATTACCGCTGCTGTTTCGTACTGCTACAGTAGCTACAGCTGTGATTGGAATAGTGGCGCTGCCTGCTAATCCATTGAGGGTGCCTGCATCTGCTGCCGTGGTAGCTGAGCCTGTAATTGATCCGGTTAATGTTCCTACAATGTTTGCTCCAGCAAATCCTATCTGCTTGGTTGCTGCGTTAATCATGACATTATTATCATCAGCCAGCACATTGCCTTTGTGACTGCCAGTAGTGTTGCCTGTGACAGCTCCTACTAACGCACCCCTGAATGTAGTAGCGTATACATCACTCCATGCTAACAGAGAGGATCCTAAAGTATATGCATTTCCAACTCCTGGAACTATACCAGTAGGTCGTATAATCGCAATGTCTCTCTCGTCTGTGGTTTCAGTGACTGTGATTCTAAAAGTAATGTCGTTTCCGAGACGGTTTTCAACCACAACATCGTTACCGCCTTCTACTCGAATTCTTAGATCGTTACCGTCGCCGACTTGAAACCCAGGATCCTTGAAACTAACTTCTGAGGTAAACGAACTTTCGCCTGTTTTAATATATTGATCAGCAGTGAATCCACCTAACTTAGAAGCGTTTGATGCTGTGCCCCAAAAGGTAAAATCGTCAGTGGATACTCCAGTCTGTGATTTAGCCAGTGTGACACCTTTCTTGATTACCGTGAAATCATCTATGGTATTTTTACTGTTGTCAAGCGTGAAAGCAGTCTTGCTGACTACAGCTATGGTTTTATTGTCTGATATGACTTTTAATATTGTATGCGGGCCTTCTGCAGTACTAATAGTGCCGTAGACCACTGCAGGACTTATTATTGAAGTACCTAAGTCTGGACTTGCTATTGGTCCAATTAGAGTAAATTCTGTGCCAGTATATGTGTATAGTTGTTTGGCTCCGGTGTCCCACCAAAAGTCGCCTACTACTAACCCGCTGGGAGCAGTAGCACTGGCTTCAGCACCGCCTGCAACTTTGAATCTGGTGCCGTCGTAGAATTTCAGTTTTTTGGCAGCTGTATCAAACCAAATTTGCCCAGTTATGGATTTCGGTGGTGCTGTAGTATTGGCGAAATTTTCCAATAAATGCACGAAATTCTCATTCTGTACTTCACCGTAGCCTGCGTAATTTTTACCAACTAACCTTAGATCAGTAGTGGTATCGATAGTGCCGTCAGCTACAGACGTTAAAAACACACCGTTAAATTTATTGACTTCATATGCCATGCTGTTAGCCCCTAATATCTTGTATTTATTGCTGTTATGTTATACGAGCTGCTGCGGCTTGCCGCTGTTGCTCTAATTCTGTGTATTCTGCATCAGTGAGAGTGGTAGCGATATTTAGAGCTTTTTGCCTAATATGCCTCATTACTTTCCAATCTGTTGAATTCAAAAATTCACGTTCTAGACCGTTTAATCTATGCTGTTCTTTTTGATCGATAATAGCCTGATCCACCGACACCACCGTTCTAGAAACTACATCAAATCTATGTGTCTGTGCCATGATCTGTTTGTACTGATCGTCTAAGATAGTGGCTACCGACACTGTATTAGGTACAGCAGGTTCATAACTTTGTATGCCTGTGACCTGATTATTTTCTATACATACATAGTGCATTATAAACTCCAAATTGCCAAATAATTACCTGCAGGTGTTGAACGTTGTTCTGTATTTTGCACCCAGACCCTAATCCTGTCACCGAGAAAAGTGTAATCGCATCTTAAGCTATCGTCGCCGTTTACTCCACCAGCAAAATGTACCACATTTATCGACGGAATAAATGCCCTTAGATTTCCCATGTTTCTTCCTACTGGTGGAAATACGTCAAAATAGTTCGAATTGTTATTGAATGATCCGACTTGATTAGTGAATCCTGCTATGCTGTAACTTGCCCCAGAGA